TAATATCAGAGATATCTTTAAGTATTTTTTCTACTTTATTTGATATGTTTATAGGAATTGATGTTCTATTATCGAATAAATCACCTAAGTGAATCAGTATGTCACCAGGCTTTGTGTTTTCTTTTAAATAAGGGATTACATAGTTGTAGAATGTTGATTCCATCATGTTCATCCATTTGTCTAAATTGTTTAAATAGATACCAAAATGGGTATCTGTTATCATATATACTTTCATTGAAAATGATAATTTTTTGTATGATTTATATGGTTTTTATGTATTTAAGTTTAAATAAACAAAAATGGAAAAAAATTGCTTTTTTAATATAATATATACATTATAGTTAAGACCTTTTAAAAAACAGAAGGCAAAAAAATATTAATATATACATTATAATTGTTATACAATTACATAAAAAATAAACAAAAAATATGCCGTTACCACATTATACGCAGATTTCCAATGTTGGCTCACCAGGTGGACCTGGAACGCTACCAGATGAAGTAGTATACACTAACCTTTTTGAGATTACTTTTATTCTTCCTGTTATTTTACAGGCACAAAAAAGAGATCCTCTTTTGTTATTAGAGAATGCTACTAAAATAAGTTTAAACAACTTAACAGAGTTTGAAATCGCTGCTAAAGAGCAAAGATTCAAATACTCTACAAGACAATTTCAAACAACTCCATCTAAGACAGCTGGTACTTTCCAAATACCTTTTCAGGTAAATGTGAATAACAATGGTTCTATGGAAGTTTGGAATACATTAAAAGCTTGGTATGATTTACTTTTTAATTCACAAAATGGTTCACTTCACTATAAAAGTGATTTAATTGGAACTATTATTGTTAACCAACATGATAAAAAAGGAGTTGTATTGAGAAGAGTTACTTTTCAAAACTGTCAAATGTCAAAGCTACAAGGTTATGATCTTGATTGGGCATCAAATGAGATTATTCAGGCAGTGACTGCCGACTTCTTGTATGATTACTTTATTGATGAATATATTGATTCAGGATTCTCTATTAATCCACCTCTTATGTCAGGATACTAATATTTTAAAAACCCCAACATTTGGGGTTTTTTTATATATAAAAAGTAGAAAAAAGTAGAAAAATAATATGAAAACATTGAAAATAAGTGATGAGCTACATTGTGATATTAAAAAATATTGTAATGATAATGGTTTAAAATTAAATAACTGGGTCGCTCGCCAATTAGAGTTAAAATTAAAAGAATTATATGTTATTAAAGAGAATAAAAATAATAGATGATTTCACTGGTGGTTCTCCTAATAAACTAAGAGAGAAGTATTTTATAAAATTTAATTTAGAGTTATATAATGAAATCATTGATTATACAAAAAACTTAGATATATTATTTAAGGAGAAGATTTGGCATTGGGTAAATGGTGAAGTTGACTATATCTATTGTAAAATTTGTAATAAAAATAGAGTTTCATTTAAAATGAATTGGAGAGATGGTTATAAAACATATTGTTCCAATAAATGTTCATCTAATGATGAGTTATTGAGAGAAAATACAAAAAAAACACTTACTGAAAAATATGGTGTTGATCATTATTCAAAAACAAATGATTACCTTAAAAAGGTTAAAGAAACTTCTATGATTAAATATGGAGTTGATAACTATTCAAAAACAGATGATTATGTTTTAAAGAGTAAGAAAACATACATGGATAAATATGGTTTTGATAGTTATACAAAGACTAAAGAATATATAGAAAAGTCTAAAAAAACATGTTTGGAGAAATATGGTGTTGATAGTTATGTTAAAACAGATGAGTTTAAAAATTCATTTAGAAACACTTGTTTAAAAAAGTATGGTTCTGATCATATATACAAATCAAATTTATATAGAGCACATTTTAATTTATGTAATGATATAAACTATATTAGTTACTTTGATAAGTTAAACACATTTAAATGTATACAGGGACATAACTTTGAGATATCAACCGATAATTATTATGGTAGACTCAATAATAATATTAATTTGTGTACTGTATGTAATCCAATTGGTGATTGTAGATCCATTAAAGAGAATGAATTGTTTGATTTTATAAAATCAAACTATAATGGTTTGATAATTCAATCATATAGAGATGTTTTTGAAATTGATATTTATCTACCTGATATTAATCTGGGATTTGAATTCAATGGATTGTATTATCACTCTGATAAATTTAAGGAAAAAAACTATCATATAAACAAAACCAATTTCTTTAAAGAAAGAGATATTCGTATAATACATGTATGGGAAGATGATTGGATTTTTAATAGATCTATCATAGAAAGTCAGATAAGAAATATGATATATTCTAATAATATTAAAATATATGCACGAAAATGTGTAGTTATGGAAATATTAGATGTTAAGTTAGTTTCTGGTTTTTTGAATGATAACCATATACAAGGTAATGATAGAAGTATTAAGAATATAGGATTATATTATAATGGTGATTTGGTGTCAATTATGACATTTAATAAATCAGAAGGTCGTAAAAAAATGATTGATTCTGATTGGAATCTATCTAGATTTTGTAATATCTTAAATACTAATATTGTTGGTGGTGCATCAAAATTATTAAAGTATTTTATAAATAAATATACACCAAATAGAATAATAAGTTATGCCGATAAGGATTGGAGTATAGGATCACTTTACTATACATTAAATTTCGAATGTGTTTATGAAACTAAACCAGATTATAAATATATTATTGGTGGTAAAAGAAGACATAAACAAAATTATACAAAATCTAGATTAAAATTAAATAATGATATTACTGAAAGTAATTATATGTTTGATAATAAAATTTTTAAAGTATATGATTGTGGTAAAATTAAATTTGAATTATTATTGAAATAAAAAAAGCTACAGAAATGTAGCTTTTTTTATTAGAATTTTGGCATGCTCATATTATTTGTCATATTAGATGCATTTCTCATCATTGAATTTGTATCAGGCATTCCTTTTTGTTGATCACCTTCGTCTTTCTTTCTTTGTTTATCTTCATCTTCTGCAATTTCATTTACAATTTTTATGTTCTCTTCAAACAACCAAAATGGCCATTCATCCATAGAAGCTTCTTGTGTATGAAAATGCTTTTGAAGCATTAATTTATTCTTTAATATATGCTTCAAAGGCATCATGAATAACGAAAATACCTGAGGCTCCGTTGGGAAATTGCATATCTGTGTGGACCTCCTCACCACACGGACACATTTTTTTTAGTTCTTTTATTCCAAATGTCATCTTGCCCACAGCTGCATTCAAGAATTGAAATGAGATATCATCCATTTCTTCGAATTCTTTTACCTTAGATTTAATTCCTTCGTATGTTATAGAAGTTCTACCATTCATCATAAATGGAATTATTTTCAAAAACGCCAAATTAGGATTTCTTTTGTCGTTGTTTTCCTTCATAATATACTCAGTAAATGCTTTTTGTAAACCTATGTTAGGTGGTGTTAACTCAAACGATTTACCATTAACGGTTTTAAAGTTATAAGATCCAGAATTTCTATTATAAAATTTTTCTAATTTCACATCTATATCATGAAATACAAAATTATCTTTACTAAGTTCGATGGCAACTTCCTCACCACATCCACATTTTGTATTTACTGATAATGAATTTCCTGCTTGGAATGTAAGTTCTCTAATAAGAAAAACTAAAAATAATCTATCTTGGTCTTTAATATCTAAGTATGATCCTATTTTTCCATCGGAGTATTTAACTCTCACACATGATTGTAGAATATCATTCATTTTTTCCACTATATCATAGAAGTTATTGTCATCTACCATAGAATATGCTTGAATTTCTCTTACTTGTGCGGGTCTTACCATAAAAAGAGTTCCTGTAGGATAGAATTGTCCACATGGCAACTCTCTAATATCAAAGTTAAAGTATTGTAAATCACTTACTTTTGTTCCTTCTACAACTGGTTTTTGTGTAGTATTATCATTGAAGTTGTTCTGATTCTTACCCACTTCCAAATCATTTAGATGCCTCTTTAGGTAGTCTTCTTCACTCATTTCTTGTTCTTTATTAGACATAATGTTATTTGTTATTTTTTAGAATATATATTATATATACTATTCTACCTTTATATTAAAAAATATTATAAAGTTTTTAGTGTTTTATATAACCATTTTTTATTACCTGCATTATATATTCTATAATATCCCATTTCGCTCATTATCTCTTCTTCAGTTTTATTGATATCATATCCCATTTTTATCAGTCTTTGTTTTCTCCAATTGAATCTATGTTCTCTAATGCCGTCAATTACATACCAATATCCGGGTTTTGATGTGTGTGAATATTCAAAACCTAATGTTTTATATAGATTACCATTTGATATTAAATTATCGGAATATGTCTCAATTTGTATTGGTGTATATTTATTTAAAAAATATTTTATTAATTTAGAAGCACCACCTACAACATTTGTATTTATTACATTACAAAATCTGGTCAACTCATAATTTTTTTCCTTTTTCCTATTAACTTCTTTTCTCTGTAATGGTAGTCTTAGTTTTGAGAATGTCATTAGTGTAACTAATTCATCATTGTAATATAAACCTATTCTTATTGATGATTTACAATCACCTTGTAAGTGATTTTTTTCTAAGAAATCTTTGGATTCATTATAGGATATTTCTTTAATAATACATTTTCTAGCCCATATTTTATTTTTTGTCTTTTCTATTTTATTTAGAATAAATGATTCACATATATCTCTTTTTACCACCCAATCATCTTCCCAAATTGTTACTAAATTAAACTCGTTTGAGATTGATAGATTATATTTTTTTAAATGGTAGTTTTCACCTTTAAACTTATCAGAATGCCACCAAACTCCATTAAACTCAAACCCTAGTTTTAAATCAGGTAGATAGATATCTACTTCATATGGTGCTATTATACTTTTACAATCTAATATAACTTCACCATTATAGTTTTCCATAATAAAATTATAAAGTTCTATTTGTGATATAGATGCATTTTCTGATATTGGGAAACAATTTGTACAGATACTCACACCATTATTTGTTCTATAATAAAACTGATATGGTAATATATCAAAATTATTACCACAATCATTACATTTGAATAACAAATTTGTTGTTATTCCTTTTTGAAAATCTATGAAGTTAAATTTATTTTGATTGATTTTATTATCTATCCTATTCCTATACGAAATGTAAAAAAAATCTATTGTCTTTTTGTGTATGTCTTTATTCATCCATGGATGTTCTACACCATATTTTACTAATGAGGTTTTTTTATATGTTTCTTTATAATTACTTTGTTTGAATGATTGTATTCTTTTTTGTAATATATCAGTTGATTGACTTGGGTTATTAACTCCATGGTTTCTCAATAGTGTATCTTTTGATTTTTCTTGAGTTTCTAAAAGACACATTGCAGATTTGTATCCATATCTTTCTAAGTTAGTTTTAGTTGATTTATCTTTAACTATTTTCGATTGAGACGGTGATTTTGTTCCAAATTTTTCCAAAGATTTCATCTCTTTTAATTTAATAATATCTGGATCCGATGATACACACTTTCTACTACAATATTCTAAATATCCTATTGTCGAATTCTTAAACTTTACACTATTTATACAATTTAAATTTTTACAAATTGGCACTTTGTTTAATATATTTATAGATAGATATACTTTTTCTTTGAATGTTATATCTTGTAAGTTTAAGTCATCACAATAATTAATTATATAATCATACTCTTCTTTATGATTCTTTGATATAAAAGATTCTTTAGACATTCGTCCAGATGAATCGGTAGAATTAAATATTTTTAAATCCATAATACATACTATTTAACATATATATTAAATACACCTATTATTGTTTAATAAAAAAGTCTCAAATTTCTTTGAGACTTTTAAATATTTATTAATAATTCTTATTGGAAACCTCCAGCATTGATTGCACCAGTTCTAAGAATAGTTACATTGTTAACAATGACACCCATACCCTTAATAGGTTCTACATAAGTATCAAGTACACCAATTTGGTTATCGATAATCTCATTGGTATTGTTTTCTTCATCCATTTTATTGAAGTAGTTATATAATCCATTTTTGCTAACATATGCTTCACAAATAACATCTGCTCTAAGTTTAATCTCAGATCTAATGTCTGGTGTATTATATCTCCATTGGAAGTCTAACAACATTCTTGACAATTCTCTTTCAAGTTCAATAAGTACTTCTCTAACATGTATGTAAGAAAGTGCCGATTTATAAAGAACCTGTGCAGTATTTTCAGTTTCAATAACGTTTCCTCTATTTCTTTTGTAAACGATTGGATTGATTTGAGCACCATTTAACCATTCGATATCAGTTGGAGTAAAGTCCATTTCTAATCCAGTGATATTTGTAATTCTACCGTTAGTAACACCCGCCGCAATTGTCCATGGTGTTATAGATGCTACATTTGATATATGTTTTCTCATATATGTTGTTGCAACATATGATGCTGGTGGCATATCTAATGGTCTTCCGTTATCATTAACTGATAAGTAAGGTAAGAAGTAACCAACACATGTTGTACCAGCACCTTCTCCGAATGAGTAAAGGAATGCAGGTCCACTTTCAGGATCACCACCTTTTGCGACAAACTCAGTTTGAAGAACTCCTTCTCTGTTTACGAAAGTAGGTGAGCTTGAGTTTTTAAATGACTTCATAGAAGGCATGTTTAAGAAACCAAATGCATCTAATCTATCACCACAAATATCTACTAATTGTTGTTTAGATCTTTCTGTTAATCCTAATCCAAATGAATCAATTAAGTATCTAAAATCAATTGCTTCTTTATTAGTTATTGCCTTAAATAATGGTGTTCCTTTACCAACAAGATTTAATAGTGCATTTTGTTTAGCTTCGGTACCATCAGGTAAAGATGCTTCTCTTACTCTGAATCCTTTTAAAGAGATTGCTTTATATGTTGTTGCATAGTTGTCAACCGTTTTGTATCTCATTGTTTGTAAATCTGAACCAAATGCAGTTACTTTGATTTTTGAATCACAAGCAATTTCCACTAAATCTGTATTTCCTGCATATTGTCTTTTAGAAACAATTCTTGTGAGTTTTCTAGGATATTGACCGATGTTTAATGTAGTCTCATCATAGAATGCTTCTAAGAAATCACCTACTTTAACTTCTGTATATCTTGAACCATTAACTAAAACTTTATTAGGAACTTGAACATATCCAACAGGAACTTCAATTTCTAAAGATTGTTTGTAGTTTGTGATTGCAGAGTTTATTTCAAAAGTTCCTGAAGTATTTATATCAACTTCTTCGTATGCTGTAAAAGTTTCGTCCATAAATGAAACATTTAAAATTTCTCCTTCAACATACATTTTAAGGTAATGTTTAGTATTGTAATCTTTTATTATAGAAACATTTTGAACTCTCTCGTATGAAGTTTCTTCATTTACTCTAAATACATGGTCAAATAAAAGACCTGAAGGATCTAAATTATCTTTTAAATCACTTGATACGATAGTAAATGTTCCTGTGTTTATAGAAGCTCCTTTTATAGAAATTACATCATAAGTTAAAAAGTCTATTGATTCTGATGATCTAAAGCCAATGTAGTCATATCCGGCAGCTGAAGAAGTTAAACCAACATTTATTCCTGCGGTCAATCCAAATACAGTTACTGTAGATTCTCCGTCAAAAAAGTAAACATCTGATATATATTCTGCATCAACTACATAAGGAGTATCATTCGCTTTTTCTAATATAGATTGTGGTGTTTTGTTTGCATTGAAGAAATCCCCTGTGTTTATAACACCGTCATTATATCTTTTATATAATTTAGAATATTTAGCAGCAACACCAAAATCATCATTTGCAACTTCTGCTTTAGTTTTAACACCTTTTGCACCTAATATAAACTCATCATCTATTGTATAAAATACTAAGAATCCTGCTAATATATCTGATAATTCTGATATTTCGAATGGAAGTTTAAGCTCAAAAGATTTATCTTGTGTTGATGAAGTAACAATATTAGATATTGAAACATCTGCCAAACTTATTTTGTCACCTTTGTTTCCATCATAGCTTTTTAACATAACCATTTTTTCTTTATTAGGGCTATCAATTAAATCAACAAGTCTGTTGAACATTTTAAATCTTCTATATTGTGCATAATCTTTAACACTTAAAGATGTGTCTGTATCTGTGAATGTTACTTTGATAGATCCTGTCGCACCAACAACTGGTTCAATATAGTAATCAGCACCTGATGTATTTCCGAATACAAAGTTTTTGAATCCATTCTCTTGTATGTTTATGTTTTTCCAAACTGGAGTTCCAAATAATGTCTGTTCTTTAACTCCAAATTTGACATATGCTAATACGATATCAGAAGAAGCAACTGCTGGATTTTTAGAGTTTGTACTATTTACAACTTTAAATTTACCTGTAGAGTCTACAACAAATGTAGATGAATATGTAGCCGTAGTTGTACTATATGGATAATTACTTGTAGATATAGAAAGAGTAACCGGATTTGAATCTAAAGTCACTTTTTTATCACCTACTACCATAAATGGTTCATAATCACTATTTGATGAATATGTTGCAACAATAGTATTTGTTCCATAATATGGAGTTTCCTCATCTAAAGTGTCCAATTTAATATTATAGATATATCCTTCAGCAAAATATGCAGTTCTTTCATCACCGTTTTTAACAAATCCTTTTGTTTTAGGAGTTTCATATGCGTGTCTTTGTCCTTCGGATTCGTATCTCCAAGATGTATCTCCACCTAATAAAGCAGTTACGTTTCCTGGTAAATCTAATGGATTTGCAGTAATTTCAATTTCTTCCGAAATTACATCTTGGTAAGAAAGAAAATCAATATTAGTTTCGTTTTTACCTGCAATTGTATGTCCAATTAAATCTAATTTTCCATTAAAAAAGTCTGTTTCAACTAAATCGTTGTTGAATGCACAAAATATTCCTGTTCTATCTGTATCTCTGTTTACTACAGTTTCGATAAAAATATTTCTACCGTTTGAATCTCTAAAATATGGAATTAAAGAAAGTCCTTCGTAGTATGATAAAAGTGATATATTTCTATCACTTGCAAACTCTCTTACTTTTTCTTTTCTAAGTCCTGTTGAATTGAAGTATGTACTCCATTTAGAGTCTACTGCCAAAGTTTTGTAGTCTGACCAATCACCACTAACAATTACAACATCTATCATATAATCTGATGCATAATCATTAACACCAACATAAGGAGGCATTTTATCTTCGGAACCATACCATTCGATAAGACTTCTGTCAAATCCTGAAACTACTGATTTAAAAATAAATACTGTTGCGTATTTATCAGATAAATTAGTTAAACTAAATGCTCTTTCTGAATATCCAATATTATTTTTAGTAAGGTTTATAAAAGACTCAGTGTCTCTTTTCCAGAAACCCGTAGTATCAAAAAATCTTCTATAAGGTCCTTCTCTTTCAATATCATTTAAGTAGTCAGCTGAAGTAGATAAAGATTTATATTCAATAACATCTAAGTTGTCATTGGTAAGTAATAGGTTTATTGCATAAACCGGAGCTGTTTCCAACATTTTAGAAATAGTTCTGTGAAAGAATGAACCTTTTCTTTCCAAGCTTCGGTCCAATTGACCAAATATTATTTCTAAGTCATTTACGTTACTAACTCTTATTGGTGTATTAACAGGTCCTTTTTTGGAGACACCAATTACTAAGTTTGTAAGTCCTTCAACAACTGGAGAAGAGATAACTGAGTTATCATATTCCTCTAGGAATATTCCAGGTCTTTTGTATTTTCCAATTTGAATTGCCATATTTTTTAGTTAATTTTTTTTATAGTTAAGGTATATATAAAATGAAAAAAGCGATATTTTTCTATTTTTACTAAATAGTAGCTATTTTTTTTGATGAATCTTGCATTTCATCTTTTATTTCGCTCATTTTATTTTTAATATTTGTTTCGGCTTCTATGAGATCCTTTTTAAGATCTAATATTTCTTGATTTTTTTCCATTTGTGCAGTCTTAATATCGTTTATTGTTTTAGATTTTGCGGTAATATCACCTTTATCAGTCAATATCTGTTTAAGATCTTCTTCATTTTTAAATAAATCATCATTATACTTTAATAATTCGTCCTGAATTTGTTTTACTCTAATTTGAATATTCATCATGTGTGTATATTCTTCTATGAATGGGTTATCCGTAAATTTTTTTTTGATTTCACCAATTCTTTTATTTAAAACCTCATTATCTTTATCACTTTTAATATCTGTGAATGCTTTATCTAATTCTGCTTTGATTGCAGGAAATTCTTTTAATTTTTCCTCTAAATCATTTGTAGCCTCCTTTGCCAATTTTACATCCGGCTCATCTTTTACACTCACTTCTATATTTTCAAAGTGTTTAAATTTTTTTAAGTATTTCATTTTATTTCTGATTTTTTAACGTAGTTCCATTTTAACATTCTGGATTCCTTCTGTTCGAATTATATCATTGAATCCACCTTTATCCACTATCGCCGAATTTATAGACGTTGGTTTAACTTTTATTCTTTTGGAATCTGCCGTGCTTGAACCTTCTTCCAAGTCTGTTATCCAGAAAGCTTTTTGGATTTTCCATGACTGTTCATCTCCTTTTATAATTTCTTTTTCTTGGTTATTCACCGCACTAGATCTACTACCCTCACCCATTTTTTTAGTGACATATCCTAAATTAATACTTTGTGGTAAAATTTTTCCTTCTTTAGTAAAAAACCTATCACTATCTACTGTGGTTGCTCTAATTGGAAATGTTGTGTCTCCATCTTTTTCTAATTGGTTCTTAAACTTTTTCGAATCTAGTTCGGGTTTTGCCAGTTTGTCTTTATAAATCATTAGTGCCATATGAAATGCAGTTTGTGCGTAGCTTAGATATAAAGTCTTACCCTGAATTTCTTGAATGCAGAAATACCACGACTCCACACTACTACTATTTTTTTCGCCCAGCCTCAGACAAAAAAACGTTCCTTTCAACTCATCTAGTGTAGCAAATGGAATTGGAGTCATTGTCGCATCAATTATATCAAGTTTTGCACCTTTTACTCCGGCAGCCGCATTACTTATTGCTGTTCTTTCACTATCACCGTCATAGTAGGTATCTTTTCCATCTTTGTCATCTTTATATCCAAAGTATTTGTCCAAGAATTTGGCTTGTGCTCCCTGTTCTTTTGCTGATCCTCCTTTGTACAATTCTTCTCCGTCAAGCATGTCTGTCATAAACTTTCTAAGGTTCGAACCAGCCTTGTCTATGAACTCGTTTCCAACTTTGAGTTTTGTTCCGACGTTGAATATACATTGATATTTTTTATCCTTTTTAACATCATTAACACAGTCTTCCCATTGGTTAAATATTGCGATGTTTCTGTATGGTCCTCCCTGCTCACCTGCGTTTGCTGGTGTTCCAGTACCAAAACAGTGATATTCCATGAATGATTTATTGGATACTTTCCCACCACTTCGTCCTGTAGGAATAACTTGAGTTGTGTGTAGCTTATATGCTCTATTGAATACTTTTACAATTTCTAATACAGGATCCATTCCGTTTATTACAACAGAATCTTTTTTCTCTGCAAGTTTTTTCTCTAAGTTTATTCTTACTTTTTCAACTTCTGTTTTTTCAATCATCCATTTTTTAAGATCCATGTTCTTACCCCACCAATCCTGTATTCTAGTAACACTATTTGGATTCTTCCATCCAGATACTTCCCCATCTTTTTCTTCTTCCTCTTCATCTTGACCTTGTCCCTGACCTTGAGCTTGACCCTGTCCTTGTGGTTGAGCTTGACCCTGTCCTTGTGGTTGAGCTTGACCCTGTCCTTGTGGTTGAGCTTGTCCTTGTG